TGCTGGTCTGTTTGAGCAGTGGGTATTTGGCAAAAACGCTGCTGAACAGATTATGACCGGCTCATACAATGAGAAACTATCCACCACCTTTTCCAAAGCGGTGAGAAACGGCATTGCTGAAGAAAAAACCGATCCAAGCAAAATCATATACAGCGACATCTTCCCAGACGTCCGGATCCAGCGCGGCGAAGCCGCCATGAACTTTTGGGCTCTGGAAGGACAATACGCCAGTTATCTGGCCACCTCCCCTGAAGGTACCGCCACCGGCTTTGGCGCCACCATCATGGTCATTGATGACTTGATTAAACGGGCGCTGGAAGCATTCAATGCAGATCTACTAGACGAACAGTGGCGCTGGTTCACCGACACTATGCTATCCCGTCTGGAGAGCGGCGGTAAAATCATCATAATCATGACCCGCTGGGCCACCGGTGACCTGGCGGGCCGGGCTGAGAAGCATTTCAAAGGGCTGGGCTTCCCCTGCAGGGTACTCAGTATGAAAGCCCTGGTCAATGAAGAGACCAAGGAAATGCTCTGCCCCGACATCCTCTCCTATGAGGATTACCAGATGAAAGTCAGCACCATGAGCAAGGAGATCGCCAGCGCCAACTACCAGCAGATTCCGGTGGATATGAAAGGCCGGCTGTACCAGAAATTCCAGACCTATGCCCACCTGCCCACCGATGAGCAGGGCCGCTCCCTGTTTACCGCCATCCGTGCCTACTGCGACACCGCCGATGAGGGCACCGACTATCTGTGCAATATCATCTATGGCGTGTACCTGGATAAAGCATACATCCTGGATGTGTACTATACCAAGGAAGCCATGGAGATTACGGAGGTGGAGACCGCCCGCCGGCTGTACCGGTTTAAGGTCCGGGATGCTGATATAGAGAGCAACAATGGCGGCAGGGGCTTTGCCAGAAATGTAAAGCGCATTCTTAAAGAGAAGTTCGGATGGATCAGCTGCGTTATTAACTGGTTCCACCAGTCACAAAACAAGCGGGCCCGGATCCTCACCAACGCCTCCGGCGTTCAGAATAACCTGCTCTTTCCGGTGGATTGGAAGGAACGGTGGCCGGAATACCACGACGCCATGTTTACCTACCAGCGGGAGGGCAAGAACAAACACGACGACGCCCCGGACGCTACCACCGGCGTTGATGAAAACTTGAACAAGGCCAGCGTCACCATCCGGCTGCTGGGTGACAGCGGGGATGACGAGGACGAAATGCCGGAGGATGAGCAGGATCCGGATGCGGGGACCTCCCAGGAGGGTGGCTTCCTGCGCAGAATCTTTGACCGCTTCAACGACAGCCGGCACGATGGCTGGTGTTAGAAAGGATGAGTATTGATGTTTCAAAGCTTAGGGATGCCCGCCAGTGCCGGCGTTGGTGAAATGCAGGGACTGAGAGCGGCTTGCAATACAGGCCGCTGCGATTTACCAGAGGATTTGCACCGGGCGAGAATTATGCCGCCTATTGGCTTTCAGGTGCGTATAGATGGCCTCACAGGCCGGCTCTTCTATAGAGTGGCCCCTGCAGAAATTGAGGGTCCAGTGGATCGGGATCTTGCCGAGAAGCTGCAGGCCAGGTTGTCCGAGTGCCTCTGTGCGGTATTCAACGAAACCGGCGCCATCCCCTTTGACGAGGAGGGCATCAACACAGTTATACTGGCTTTTAAAGAGGTTTTAAACACTTTATATACACAACAAAATGGAGGGTTAAACAATGGCTAAAGGCACATTCACCATGGCAGAGGGTAAGCCGGCAGGCGGTAAATACTTCTGCTCCGGAAAGGACAAAAAGAATCCCCGCGTCCTCGTTGCGGATAGTGACAAGGCGGCGCTCACCCTGTGGGCCGGGATAACCGGGCGCAAGGAAAGCGAGGGGCAGGCCCGCCCCATCGGTACCCAGGCTAAGACGATCACACGGGAAACCAAGCCGTTGGCGGCGGCTGCCGACAGGGAGATCAAGGACGAAAAACCGGACAAATAAACCAGCTGGGAGGTGCAATCCGTGGCATTTGAAAAATTGCGCAGTACGCTGATTGGTTTATTGTCCGGAGGCCGCGATACAATTTACGACCAGCGCGGGTCCCCGCATGTACCGGCGTGGAGCAATCCGCCAAAGCGGAGCACCGGAGAATGGCTGGAAACTTACGGCAGGAGCCCGCGCCTTGGTGTGGTCACCAAGATAGCGGAGGATCTGGCCTTTGCCGATGGCCGGCTGCTTCGCCGGGGGCTGGACGGTGAGGATGAGGAGCTGCCGGAGACACACCCTTTCTGGACGTTCTGGAACAACCCCAATCCCATGCCCCAATTCACAAAGGAAGCCATATGGCAACTGCACCAGATTTACCTGCTGCTTGTCGGTGAAGCTTTCATGATCATTGAAAAGGATATGTGGGGTTATCCGACAGAGCTCTGGCCACTGCCGCCCCATTGGGTGACAGGTACACCATCCACCGGCAACCCCTTTTATACTGTCCGGACGGCATCGGGCTTCATGGCACAGGTCCACATGAACGATATGTTTATTCAGATGGAGCTGAACCCTGTGGATCCATATGGCCGTGGCCTGGGAAAAGCTCAGGGAATTGCGGACGAGGTGGAAATAGACGAATATGCCGCCGCTTTTGAAAAGCGGTTCTTTTACAATGACGCCACTCCCAATTCCATCATTGCCCTGGAGGGCGCCGATGCGGACGCTGTGGACCGCTTTGAGGCCAAGTGGAACCGGAAGCACCGCGGCGTGGTGAATTCCCACAAAACCGCCGTGACCTCCGGGCGTGTTACCGCCGTCAAGCTGGCGGACAATATGAAAGACCTGGACATGACCGGAGGCCGGATATTCCTCCGGGACACGGTTCTGGAACACTTCCATATGCCGCGGGAAATCATGGGCATCACCGAAAACAGCAACCGCTCCACCGCTGAGGCGGCGCAGTACATATACGCGCAAAACGTGGAGACGCCGTTCCTCATGAAGCGGAAGAGCGCCGTCAATATCCAGATCGTTCCCTATTGGGGGGATGAGCTCCGTTTTGAATATAACGAAATCATCCCCAGGAACCAGGAGTTTGACAAGGCGGTGGCCAATGATGGCTGGTCCGGTGGATATATCACCATGAATGAAGCCCGCGCCAAAGTGGATATGGAGCCGGTAGAAAACGGGGATGTTATGCAGGCCCCGCTCCTGTTCAGCTATGTGAAAGAGAATCAGGACCTGACCGCCATCGGCATGAGTGCTGACGGCGGTGGAGACTATTTTGACACATTCACCGAGGCGGAGGATCCGCTCACCGGCAGCAAGCAGATAAAATCCAGTATATCTCGCGTGGACCAGCGGGCCATCCAGCTTATGGAGCGGGCACAGCGGGAACAGGAGCGCCACGCCGAGAATGTCACCACCCAGCATTTCAGCCGGCAGCGGCGGGATCTGCTGGAGACGCTCCGTGGCTCCGGCGTTGCCGGCAAGGCTGCCGGGGACAGCGGGGCCGACTTCGGAAAACTGCAGCTGCAGCTGGAAAGTGTAACGGCTCCGGCCCGGCGGGCGGAGATTGTGGCCGGCTTTGTCGGCCAGCTCACCGATTGGAGCCAGGACGAGGAACGGGTCCGGGAGATCCTTTCAAATATCTGGTCCAAGTCCTATGAGCAGGGCCAGGGCATCATGCAGCAGCTGTACAACCTGAAAAATCCCAACCGGCCCGATGTCCGGAACATTTTTAACCGGATGGGCGGCCAAAAGATCGCCAAAGACATCTCCGGCACCACCCGGAACCGGATCTGTGAGATTATAGACAACGGTCTGCGGGATGGCGTGGGTATTGACGATCTGGCAGAGAAGATCGGCGCCAGCGCGGACCTGGGCAAATACCGCGCCCACCTCATTGCCCAACAGGAAACCTACAATTCCCTGTCAGCGGCAAACTTTGACGCTATGCAGGATGGCGGTACTCAGCGGCACAAGTGGGTGACACGGGGGGACGGTGATGTTCGGCCAAGCCATAAGCGGATGAACGGCGAGGTCCGGCAGGTGGGAGAACCTTTCTCCAACGGCCTGCTGTACCCCCGTGACCCCAATGGCAGCGCCGAGGAGACAATGAAGTGTCGGTGCTGGACACTCCCCGTCCGGGAACGCCCGGCCAAGAGTACCGGTCCTCTGCGGGTAGCCAGACCGCGCCGCGCCGCCCTGGGTGACTGTATACAGATTAAAAGACAGATAGGTGTTGGATGCGCAAGGGGCCGGGCCGGACGGAAAGGAGGTGAAGCGTATGCCTACACAGACAAGAGCGAAAATGGAAACCAAGCGATTCCGGATGCAGAGCTGTAAGTACGACTCGGAAAAAGGCACCTTTGAGGGCCACGGCGCCGTGTTCGGTAATGTGGACTCAGACGATGACATTATAGAGCCGGGCGCCTTTTCCAAATTCCTGGCCGGCGACTGGAGCCGCGTCAAAATCCTGGTGCTGCACAATGACGAGTGGCTGCCCATCGGCAAGCCGCTGGAAATGTACGAGGATGATGTCGGCCTGTACATTGTTGCAAAAATCAGCGACACCTCCATGGGAAAGGACGTTCTGACCCTGCTGCGGGACGATGTTCTCAACGAGCTCTCCATCGGATATATCACCCATGATTCCTACTCCGACGCCCAACACATCCGGCACCTGACCGAGCTGGAGCTGCTGGAGGTCTCTGTTGTTACCTGGGCCGCTAATGACCAGGCAAAAATCCTGGACGTGAAAAGCCTGGTCAAAGCGGCGGGAAATCCGGCGGAACTCCTGGCGCTGGCCGAAACACTGGAAAAGGCCGCCGCCGCTATCCGCGCCCAGGCGGAAAACCCAGCTGAAGCACAGGCCGGCTCCAAGGCTGCCCCGCCTTTAACATATACCCTACGAGCCGAGCTCAAAAGCGTACCGGACCGCCACAGGAGACGAAAACGGGCGGATCGGCTGAAACCCTAAATTCAGATAATAGGAGGATTTAACACTATGCCAAGACGCAGAAAAGGCCGTAAAAACACCACTCCCGGTGTAGGCCCTGAACAGGTGGCAACCGCTGTGGCGGATGCCGTCTCCGAGGTTATGGAGCCCATTAAAAAGAAGCTGGAGGAAATTGAGGACCGCCTAGACGGCCAGGAGGGCGTGAAGATTGACGGCGCCACACTGGATGCCGCCGGCGTTGACGATCCGGAGCAGCTGGAAGAGCTTCTGGACAACGCCGCCGACCTGGCCGCTGACCAGCTGGAGGAG